ATTTTCAAATTGAAAGTTTAGAATAATTAAAATTAAACGAAGAAAATAAAAATGAAAACAGTATTTAAAGTAGGGATAAAGGTTTATGACCAATTAGTGTTTCCAGATAAGGAAGGAAAAGTTATAAGAGTTGTTGAGTCTGATGATTATCCTATTAAGGTACATTATAAAGGGTTGGGAATAAATGAACTTTCTTACACCACAGATGGGCGTTATTATACAGACATTAAACCAACGCTTGCTACAAAACCTTACATTTTTGAAGGCTTTGAACAAAAAGCACTTGTACCAACTTTTGAGGAAGCGTGGACGGGAACTGATAGAATTTACGAGCCTAAAAGTGAATACGATAAGGAAGAATTTGGAGGTTATCCTTCACAAGAGTTGGCAAATGCTGCTGAAGCGTTAAGAAGATTGTTATTTCTCAGAGACTATTACAATGAGGGTTGGCAGCCTGATTGGAGTAAGAAAAATAAGATGCATTTCTGTATAAGAGTTAGAAACAATGAAATAACTGCTGCTAGTGATTCTGACATAAATGAATTTAATGCTGTATTAGTTTTTGAGGATTATACAATACGAGACAAATTCTTTAAAGAACAAAAAGAACTATTAGAAATCGCAAAACCTTTATTATAACTATGGAAAACAAAAACAAAATAATGAGTGCTTTACAAGAAATCAAAGTAGCACTTGAAGCAACAAAAGAAAAGTGTCTTATTACAAGAGGTCTTTTGATTTATTTTGAAGAAAGGTATCGGTATTTGTATAATTTGGAAGAAATAAAAAAAGACCCTGATGTTATTCAGTTATCAAACGAAGTTGAACGATTAGGTGAAGAAATCGGTTTTACAGTTGAAAATTAAAATACTATGGAAATACAAGGACGAATTAAACAAATATTTGCCCCCGAAACAGTAGGGCAAAACGGTTTTCAAAAGCGTGATTTAGTTATCACCACAGAAGAGCAATATCCTAATGATATTCTCATACAATTCACGCAACAGCGTTGTGATTTGCTCAACAATTTGAAAGTAGGTCAGAATGTAAGGGTACATTTTAATTTGCAAGGTCGAGAATGGACAAGTCCGCAAGGTGAGGTTAAGTACTTCAATACGGTATTAGGTTGGAAAATAGAACTCATTCAAACCAAGAATGTAGCACAACAATACCAGCAACCTCAATACCAGCAAGCCCAAGGTTATGCACAACATCCCCAAGGTTACCAACAGCAACCGCAATACGCACCGCCCCAACAAGCACAAGCGTACCCACCACAAGGACAGCCGCAATACCAGCAGGGGCAAATGTTTAACCAGTACGGGCAAACCCCCACACAAGATGACGGAACGCCTTTTTAGAAAACAATTTAAAATAAATAAAAAATGAACAAGTATGTAATTAAATTTAGCCACGTGGAAGAAAGTGAGTACACGGCTATTGTAGAAGCAGAAAGCTATGAAGAAGCAATGGATATTTTTGAAGAAAGTCCATTTGAGTATCTTGAAGATGAAGAACCTGATGGTGTAAATGGAATAGATTATTACGTTAGTAAAGTTACGGAAAACGGCGAAGTTGTATATGAAAAAACAAAGGAATTAATAGCGGAGTTCCGTGAATGTTAAGTAATTAACACAACAAAAAAGCAAGTATCAATCGGGATAATAGCAGGTTCGAGTCCTGCCTTGCTTTCAAAGATAATAACAATGAAAAAGATAACCATTCCGAGCAACGTAAAAAACGGCAAATTGGTGCAAAATCGCAATCTTATACAAAATGCTATAGCCTCATTTGAGGATACGAATATCAACATCACCATTGAGAGGCGAAGCAAGAAACGAAGCGTACAGCAAAATGCATTCTATTGGGGCGTTTGGATACCCATCATTCAGCAGGCTATCAATGATACTTGGGGCGAGTTTTACCCTCCTAATGAGGTTCATAATGTACTGAAAGTCTTGTGTAATTATGAGGAGCGTCCTAATCCTGCTACTGGTGAGATACAACGAGTGCCAGTGAGTAGCACCAAGTTAAGCACTTATGAATGGGAAAAGGAATTTAAACAGCAAGTAAGGCAGATGTGTATGGATAATTTCAATCTTGATTTGCCAGAACCCGACAATGAGGAATAAGCAATTTTCACCCCTCGTTAAGCAAGGATAAAAACAAGTTATAAAGCACTGAATATCAAAGTAAAAATATAAATAAGCAAGTTTTAAAGTAAAATAAGCAATGAAAAAAGAAACAGTAAGCCGATTTAATGAGGTGATACTCACAACCTCAGACCTTACCGCCTTAAAAGGCAAATACCTAACTGAAAATCTTTATCGTCGTTGGGAAGAAAAATTTGTTGATGAGGATACAGGCGAGTTCGTCCCTATTGAGCGCAGGGAGATTATCCTTTATCAAGGTGAAGAACTAACTGATGATAACCTACAAACTATCAAATTCTTTATGGATAGCGGCGAACTAAAAGAAGTATCAGTTAGCAACCTACAACGCTCGGCACAATTGGTGGGAGGTAGTGCTACCATTTGGACGGCTGTGGTAGATGACAATGACAAAAAGCGTACGTTTTATCTGTATGCCAATAGTGTTACCGTAGCTCAGCAAATCATCACCGACTATGTGGAGCAGCATTATAAGGGAACGTTTGAAATTAAATCGCTTAAAGAGCAACAGTATTTTACCCTTGTATCGTTGGCAAAGAAAAACAGCGATGATGAACAAAATAAGTTCTATCAAATAGAGGTAGAAATAATGGTAAATAAAGAATCTTATCCAATGCGCTTTTTAGTGAAAGCACCTAATGCTGAAGAGGCAAAAGTATTAAGCGAGGCGTTTTATGAAACTTATATGCGAGTGGCTGATGAGGATAAAGAATTACCTCCTTATACAATGACCTTGCTATCGGCAAAAACGCTGAATGTAGAGGCGGTAATAGACCACCAGTTTTGCAAGGAGTATATAGATAAAAGCAAAGAAACGTTGTAATGTAGCCATTGTGCACCCCGATAGGCAAGCACTCACGTTCGAGCCGTGAGCGGGGACTAAAAACAAATGAATTGATTATTATGGTATACGGATATATTAGGGTAAGTACAGATAGGCAAACCGTAGAAAACCAACGCTTTGAAATAAAGAACTTCTGTAAGAAGAATAATATGAAAATAGATGGTTGGATTTCAGACGAGGGAATATCAGGAACGAAAGACCCTGAAAAACGAGAATTAGGAAAACTCTTAGAAAAAGCAAAGGCAGGAGATTATATCCTTTGTTCAGAACTATCACGATTAGGTAGAAGCTTAATGATGATTATGGCTATCTTAAACGAATGTACAAAGAAAAAGGTAAATATTTGGACAATCAAGGATAACTACCGATTGGATAACGATATAAGTAGTGCTGTGATAGCTTTTGCTTATGGGCTTTCTGCACAAATAGAAAGACAACTTATATCTCAACGAACCAAAGAAGCATTAGCCCGTAAAAAAGCTGAAGGGGTATTTATAGGTCGTCCTAAAGGAAGTCTTTCAAAAAAAGTTAAGCTAACTGGAAACGAGGATAAAATACGGAAGTATATAAAGCAAGGAATGTCTCAACGTGAAATTAGTTTAAAACTGAAAGTTTCTAAGGGTACTGTAAATCGTTTTATCAAAAGAGAAAAACTACATCAATACAAGAAAATAAATGAAAACATTTTATAAGGCATTACTAATCACTGCTGAGGAAGCAGGAATTAATATAATTTCTAATGAACGCTGTTGTCAGCTACTGGCGTGGGTGTTGGAGATAGGAGGTTATACAGAGGAAAGTACTCATAATTTCAAACTTAATCAAGATATTCATATAGCGCAAAAACGCCTGAATATATTAGGAGGAGAAACACCTAAAGCAGAATTAATAACCATATTTCAGAAGTATCATTCAGAACTGCTAAACTTTTTAAACAAAAAGACAAAAAAGCCTCAATGGCTAATAGACTTTGAAAATTACTATAAATTAAAACCTTACAAAAATAATTAACAACCCGATTTGAGAGGAGATTGAGTGCGCATAAATCTTTTTTTTAAATCTCTAATTTCAAATCAAAAAATGAATGAGTATCAAGAATTTTTAAAGAACAAAATCAAGATCGCTCCTAAGCAAGGGTTTGAATGCTCACTCGATGAGATTAACCCACGAATGAAGCCCCACAACAGATTAATGGTAAAGTGGATGGTCGAAGGCGGTAGGCGTGCTTGTTTTGCCTCTTTTGGGCTTCACAAGACCGTTACCCAGCTGGAAGCTGTTAGGGTAGTCCTTCAAAAGTTAGGAGGTGGCAAAGGGCTAATAGTTTGCCCGCTATCTGTACGACAAGAGTTTGTCGAGGACTCTAAGAACATTCTCGGCTGGGAGGTAGCCCCTAAATTTATACGCCGTATTGAGGAAACAGACGATAAGGACGGTATCTACCTAACCAATTATGAGAGTATCAGAGATGGCAAATTAGACCCTCGACACTTTCAAGTGGCAAGCCTTGACGAGGCAAGTATCCTCAGAGGATTGGGAGGCTCTAAAACGTTCCGTGAGTTTATGAGGTTATTTACAGGTGACGCCGGGCCAATGCAACAGCGCAGAGTAGCGGACAACATCAAATACCGATTTGTAGCCACAGCCACTCCCTCCCCTAATGATTATATAGAGTTATTAGCGTATGCTGACTTCTTAGGAGTAATGGACGTATCACAAGCCAAAACACGCTTCTTTAAACGCGATAGTACTAAGGCAGACAAACTCACTTTGCACGCTCATAAAGAAGAGGAATTTTGGTTATGGGTGTCCTCTTGGGGGCTTTTCGTTACAAAACCTTCTGATATTACCCAAAACGAAGCAGACGATATGGGATACATACTCCCTGAATTAGATTTGCGTTGGCACGAAATACCTACTAATCACGAGAATGCAGGGGTAGAAAAAGACGGACAAGGAAAGTTGTTTAAGGATACCGCATTGGGGCTACAACAATCAGCACAAGAAAAAAGGGAGTCATTAGATGATCGCATTGCTAAAATGTTAGAACTCCGTGCTGAAGACCCTGAAGCACATCGTGTAATATGGCACGACTTAGAGAGCGAACGCAAGGCGATTGAAAAGGCTATCCCAACACTAAAATCAATATACGGTTCTCAGGACTTTGAAAAGCGTGAGGATATTATAAAGCAATTCTCTTATGGCGAGTTACAAGAGTTGGGAGCAAAGCCCGTAATAGCAGGCTCAGGGTGTAACTTTCAACGGTATTGCAGTTGGGCAATATACTTAGGGATAGGTTACAAGTTCAACGACTTTATTCAATCTATACACCGCCTGCAACGTTTCCTACAGAAAAACGTGGTGCGAGTAGATTTAATCTATACCGAAGCCGAACGCAACGTGCGTAAAACCTTAGAAAACAAGTGGAAAAACCATAACAAACTCGTAAAGAATATGACGGAAATAATCAAGAAATACGGGCTATCTCATTCTGAAATGGCTCAGGTGCTTACTCGCAAAATAGGGGTAGAGCGTATGGAAATAAAGGATAATTATTACCATATTGTAAACAATGACAATGTGTTAGAACTTGACCCTAAAGAAAACCCGCACGCACTAAAAGACAACAGTGTAGGGCTTATTCTTACATCAATACCTTTCAGCACTCAATATGAGTATTCTCCTAATTATGCTGATTTTGGACATTCTGAAAGTAATGAGGAGTTTTTTAAACAAATGGACTATCTCACCCCTAACTTATTCAGAGTACTACAACCTGGCAGGATAGCGGCTATACACGTAAAAGACCGTATTGTACCAATGGGACTATCAGGAATGGGCGTGCAAACAGTCTACCCCTTCCACGTAGATTGCATACTGCACTACACAAAACACGGTTTTGCCTATATGGGAATGAAAACCATCGTTACTGATGTGGTCCGTGAGAACAATCAAACCTACCGCTTAGGGTGGAGCGAACAATGCAAAGACGGTACTAAAATGGGAGTAGGAATGCCCGAATATCTCTTACTATTCAGAAAACCCGCAACCGATAAAACTAACGCTTATGCTGATGAACCCGTAATTAAGAGCAAAAAAGACTACACAAGGGCCAAGTGGCAAATAGACGCACACGGGTTTACACGCTCGTCTGGCAACCGCTGTCTAATGCCCGAAGAGTTGACAAAACTACCTCACGATAGCATATTTCAAGAGTATAAACGCTTTTCATTGGAAACGATCTATAACCACGATTTCAATGTAAAAATAGCAGAAACATTAGACCTACACGGCAAACTACCCACCTCGTTTATGCTCTTACAGCCTCAAAGTTGGAGCGAAGAAGTATGGACGGATGTAACCCGTATGCTCACTCTAAACGGATCACAATGGAGCAAAGGAAAAGAGATGCATCTTTGCCCAATGCAGTTTGACATTGCCGACCGTGTAATTGAGCAGATGAGCAACAAGGGAGATGTAGTATTAGACCCCTTTGGAGGGCTAATGACAGTACCCTATCGTGCAGTACTTAAAGGTCGTTATGGAGTAGGTTTTGAACTCAATCCACAATACTTTTTAGACGGTGCAGCATATTGTGAAGCAGCTGCACAAAAGGTAAGTATGCCAACGCTTTTTGACCTTATAGACGAAGCAGAGGCAGCGCAAAAACAAGCAGTCTAATACATCATTCATTTGTCTCCCCTTGTCTTTGGCGAGCGTTATTATTTGGCGTGCCATTGTCCAGAGAGCAAGTCAAGGGCAAGGGGAGTTTTTTAATACCTACACTATGGAAAGAGAAACATTTGTTTTTTACAAGGATTGGTTGAATGTTATTCGGGATTTGCCAAGTGAGGTTCAGTTGGAAGTTTATCAGGCTATTACGGAATATGCCATATATGGTAACTTGATTGAACTAAAACCACTTGCAAAAGTAGCATTCGGATTTGTAAAACAAACAATTGATAGGGATACGCAAAAGTATATATCAATTAAAGAAAAGAGAAAAGAAGCAGGAGCGAAGGGAGGCAGACCGTTGAAAACCAATGAATTAGAAGAAAGCAAAGAAAAGCAAAAAAAGCAATTGGTTTTTGAAAAAAGCAAAAAAAGCAAAAGCCCTCTTAATGTAAATGTAAATGATAATGTAAATGTAAATGATTTTTCTCTTTTAGAAAAAGAGAAACAGAAAAGCGTGTGTGTGGAATTTGGCGAGGGCGAAAAAAAAGATCAGCCTTTAAACGCCGAAAAAGAAACCTCCCCCCAAGTTGCGCCCGCCCCCCCTCCTTTCAATTTCAGAAAGGCAATGCTAAATGAGGGGTTCGCCCCCGAACTTGTAGATGAGTGGTTAAAGATTCGCAAGGCGAAAAAAGCTATAAACAGCGAACTTGCCTTTAAAACATTCATTGAGCAGGTGCGAAAAACAAATCAGGATATAAACGCGATACTGAGTATCATAGTTCAAAAGCAATGGAAAGGTTTTGAGGCTGATTGGCTACATAACACACAATCCCCTCAACCAATCGCTAACAATCAAATCATCTTAGACGAAAATGGAAAAATCATTACAAACGGACAACAGCAGCAACCTACAAGCGATAAACAGCAGTATTATGCCGGTCGCCAAACAGCCGATAACATTAGAAACAATATGCAAGGCTGGGGAACTCACACCTTTGGCGATAGCTAAGAAAGGGCACGAATACCCACGCCTTAGAGACCTTGACCGTGAAGTAATAGCCCCAACATTCGGAATGGTATTCACTCGCATTGCTACTCTTGTAGGGCTTAAAGGAGAAATTGACCCACTGCAAAAGCAAGAAATTTGGAACGCTGTTTTTAGCCGTTTTTCGGGACTTTCTTTTCAAGAGATATACAAAGCTTTTCAGATGGATAGAAGTGGGGAATTTGGTAACGCGACAGAGCATTTTCAATTTTTTGACGTGTCTTACGTCTGTACGGTTTTAGGAAAATATCGCCAATGGCTGCAAGACACTCAGCGAGCGCATAACATTAACATTTCACAATTACCCGAAAATCAAAATACAATGTCAGAAGAAGAAAAAGAAAAAAACGTGCTTCGTTGGCTCAATGAGCATTTTGAAGAGTACAAGGAAACAAAGGAACTGCCTATGTTATCCGTGCCTATCTATGACACACTCTATCAGCGAGGTATATTACAACCTTATTTTGCCACTCTCACTGAAAAGGATAAGCAGCTAATGCGAGCGGAAACCGAAAAGCGACTTCGTGAAGAGCAGAATAAGGCAAAGGATAAGCAAGAATATAGTGCTATTAGGGCATTGATAGAGCATTTTCAAAACAGTACCAATGACCCTGAAGGAAAAATAAGGAGGTTCAAAAAAGAAGATACTTTGAAATTCTTTTACAACCACCTCATTACACAAGGCAAAGAACTTTCGGAATTATTAACATCAAAATAAACCAAACACTTAAACAATGAACAAAAGTAATAACAATAAATTTATAACAGAACTCCGAGCAAGAGGACTGCAAATTACACCTCAAGAAGCGCGAAACCTAATGAATATCGCAATTGCCGAACACGATAAAGCAGTAGTAATGCCCGTGCTAAAGCGTGAGAAGATAGCCCATTACGCTATCCTTGCTCTATCGTATGCCGATAGCCTCAACGAACTAATGTACGGAATTGACGATACAAAATTCAGCAGAGAATTTAAACTCGCTTTTCGCAGGTTAAAACACTTTAGCGGCGAGGCGGTGAAACAATTCAAAAAAACAATGAAAGACGACAGAGTGCTAATTGATGCTTTTGAGTCGTACTCTAACGACCTCTCAGAAATGATATACCAGCACTTAGACGTGATTAACGAAAAGTATACAAACCAATGAAAAAACAATCATCACAAGAACGAGAAGCAGTAGAATTATTCGAGTACGCTGCACGTAACCTTATCAAGGAATTTTGCCACAAGCAAGACCTACAATTTGAATTTGACAATTACGATGTAGGTATAGGCATTATATGTCTATCGGACTACTTTTTCAATATCGAGGATATATACTTCGATATGAAGCATAACAAGCCCAAAGACAAAATACTGCAATGGTACGACTACCGACTAATGCACAACTCTAACATCAATTACCGCTCCTACTGTATGGGTATGAGAGATGAATTAAAAAAGCAAAACAAATGAACACTTTACATTTAACCTTAAAGAAAAAGTGGTTTGATATGATACTCTCAGGGGAGAAAACAGAAGAGTACCGCGACATCAAGCCGTATTACAACCTTCGTCTTATTGGAAAAGAGTACGATACTGTTGTATTTCGCAATGGTTATGCTCGTGATGCTCCAAGCCTCACCATAGAATTAAAAGCAATACGCTTTGGAACGGGCAACCCCGAATGGGGTGCAGAAGCCAATAAGAAGTATTTCGTGCTATACTTAGGAAAGATTATTAACACTAAAAATATCGACAAATGAAAACAATCCAAGAACTCGTCCCACTCATTCATCAGTGGGCAAAAGAAAGAGAAATCTATGAGCAACTAACGCCTTTTGAT